TTAACGAAAAAGAAAGGGAAAGAATTTACTTCTATTCGAGTTTCTCTGGATGAAGACTCCTTAAAAGAAAGTCTACCTCATATATCCTCTGGTTCGGATGTAGTGGATTACCTTATTGGAGGAGAACCAAATAAGTGGGGTGTTGCACCTTGTCCTGGTTTCCCTAGAGGTAGAGTGGCTCAGGTTTGGGGACATGAGTCCGCAGGTAAAACAACTCTAGCCTTACAAGCCTGTGCAAAAGTTTGTGCTGCGGGAGGAACGGCACTTTATATTGATTGGGAAAATGATATTGTTCCGGATTATGCTGAAAACTTGGGAGTACCTATTACAGACCCTAGTAAGTTTGAATTATTACAGCCAGAAAGTTTGGAAGACGGGATTAAGTATGCGATGGCATATGCTGCTGCTGGAGTGGACCTTGTAGTGTTTGACTCTATTGGAGCTGCTATTCCTAGAAGACTAGCGGAACGTGATGCCCTAGATACTGCAGAGCAAGGTAAGATAGGAGAACTCCAATCTATTTGGTCTCAAGAACTACCCAACCTAAAAAGAGTAATCGCCCAGTCCGGAACCGCAGTTATCGGTATATCTCAGATCCGTGCAACGATGGCTCGTATGGGTAAACAAACACAACCTCAAGGAGGTAATGCTTGGAAGTTTTATTCTTCCGTTCGCTTAGAACTTCGTAGAGTTAAGAATGAAGAGGCAAGCGAGCATAATGTGCTAACCCACAAATCCGAGTCTAGAATTGTAGGGGGTATTATCAAAGTAACGGCAATTAAATGTAAGATGTCAAGATCACAGGGTCGTGCGGAAATCTTTTATATTCGTTGGGGTGAAGGTATTGATAATGTTCGAACAATAATGGAGATTGCAATCTCGCATGGCATTATTAAAAAAGGTGGCGCAGGTTGGATGGTCTGGGAAAATTGTCCTTCCGGTCCTATGAAACTACAAGGAACTGAAAAGATGCGCTCCCACCTTATAAGTAACCCTGATCAATACGAACAACTTCGGGCAGTGGTAATTCCCTTGTTAGGAGAAGGTGCTGCGGATAACTTTACAGATGAGGCAGACGAGTTGGATGAAGACGGAGTTTTTGAGGGTATTAACTTAGATTAGATAAAGTAATATATCCTATACGAAAACCGTAGTTCTTGTATAGGATATTACTCTTTATAGGGAAGTGTATGTTTAAGGTTAGAGTTAGAAACTTTCAATCAATAAAAGATTCAAAGATTACAGTGGAAGGATTGACTGTAATAACTGGAGCAAATAACTCTGGTAAAACTTCTTTAATGAGAGCTATAAGAGGGGTCTTCGAAAACTCCCCTTTTGGTTCTCTTCTTCGTAAAGGGGAAGATAAGATAACCGTGGACTTAGAGTTTGATGACGGAAGAACTGTAACTTGGGAAAAAGGTCCTAAGCACAATGCATATACCATAGATGGGTATAAACTATCCGGAGTAGGGAGAGGGGCACCAGAAGAACTTAAAGATTTAGGGGTTCATTCTATGGTCGCTGCAAATAATGTGGTTTGGCCTCAGGTAGCAAACCAGTTTGACGGGACTATTTTCTTATTGAACCGTCCTGGTTCCGTATTAGCCGAAGCACTTTCAGATATAGAAAAGGTGGGGAAACTCACCTCTGCTTTAAGACTTTCGGAGAAAGATAGAAGATCTGTTAATTCTGAGTTAAAGGTTAGAAGGAAAGACCTTATAGAGCAAGAAAATATGATGTCTCTATACAAGGGGTTTGAAAGTGTCGAAGAGGATATGGAAAGCCTCCATAGTCAAAGGAAAACCTTGTCTAAGAAGGCTTCTGAATATAACCTTATAGAAGGGCTATATAAAAGGTTAGAAGTCTGTAGAAAGGCTGTTAGGGCTTTTGAAGGGTTTAACCCTAACATGCTTCCAGAAAAGGAAAGAGTTCAAAAGATACACCGAGCGCATACTCTGGTCCAAAGATTAAATATCTCTAAGGATAAAGCAGAGAATAATTATTCTCGGTATAAAGATTTCAAAGTTTTCGATCTCCCAAAAGAAAACGACATTTTGGTTTTATTAAAAAGTATAAAGCAGGTGTCAAACTTTTCTTTATTGAGAAATCGTAAGCAGGAAGACTATATTAAATACCGGAGTTTCAAACCTCCTGAATTACCTAAAGAAGAAGAACACAGGGCACAGGTAAATTTAAAAGAAGTTTTAAGAGGTTTCTTGAAAAGAAAGAAAAGCGCAGAAACTCTTAAAGAGGAGTTTAATTCTCAATCGAAAAACCTTATTGAGAAGCAAGCTCTGGTAGTTGCTCTTGTGGTTGAACTTCTAGGGGACCTCGGGGAATGCCCCGTTTGTAGAAAGCCACACAATGGAGGTTGTTAATGGTAAATCTAGTTTGGAGAACGGATGTTCATATGTCCGATTATGCACCATCTTCTAGGACAGATATTTGGCACGAAACAGTACTAGAAAAGCTGGGTCAGGTTAGGGATGTTGGTATAGAGGTAGGAGCATCGGCTATTATAGATGGAGGGGATTTCTTTCATATAAAGTCTCCTTCCCGTAATTCTCATAAACTGGTACAATTAACAGCAGAGCATCATGAGAGATATCCTTTCCCCGTTTATTGTTGTCCGGGAAACCATGACTCCGTATACGGGGACTATAAGTTTTTATATCAACAACCACTCGGCGTTCTGTATTCTACAGGGGTATTTAAGAGGCTCTACGATAGCTATGAAGCCGTCTTTGAAAAGGACGGGGTAAAGGTTAGGGTGGTAGGGATCCCTTATCCTGGACACCGTTATACCCCAGCCTTATTTGAAGATATAGTTAAGGGCGACGAAGATGTACTTATATGTGTAGCCCATATATTAGCAAGTCTTAGGGGAGGAACTATGTTTGAAGGAGAAGACATAGTTCGATACGGGGACCTTACAAAATGTGCCCCCGACGTTTTTTGTTTCGGACATTGGCATATGGATCAGGGGGTCGAAGTAATTGAAGGAAAGACTTTTATAAACATCGGTTCTCTCACAAGAGGTTCTTTATCCCAAGATGAAGTTCAAAGAAGACCAGCGTGTGCTGTTATTTCTTGCACTAAATCTGGAGCAACGGTTGATGTTAGAAGATTAAAGGTAAAGCCAGCGGAAGAAGTTTTTGATGTTGCAGGACGTCGCCGTCAAGTTGAAAGACAAATGGAAATGGATTCTTTTGTAAATAAGATTAAAGAAGATCTTGAGTCTACCCTTGGTGGTAAAACCATGGCAGAAATGTTGGAAGAGTTAGAGGTTGCAGCAGAAGTAAAAGAAAAAGCGATGGAGTATTTAGAAAAGGCACAATAATTCTTTTATACTTTCGGGAGGGTAAAAGAAACTTAATCCCGGAGAGGTTTTTAATGTTCCACCCTAAAGCTACGAAAAGAAAGCCCAACAGTGAGTCCAGAAGATATCAGAAAGATGTAAAGGGTAGGGAGAAGCATGTAAAGAAAGCGCAAGTTGCTTTCAAACAGCTCCTTAGAGTCTTAAAGCCAATTGCTATCGAAACCAAAACCAGCATTCCTGGAAGAGGTCCGAAAGTCATAGCAAGTAGAGCTAGGCTTTTCAATAAACTCGTGGTATCTAATACCCAACTTCAAGAGTACCTAGATACCTATATTGGGACCGTAAGTGCAGATCCTCAAGCAAAGGTTTGGAGAAAGTCAGTAATTAACCAAGCTAAGAATGTACTCATTAAAGGAGATAATGTCGGGGATGTTATAGACACAGTGGGAACTCAAGCAGAGAGTGGTTTTCAAGCCATGGAGTTGGCCATATCCCAAGCACCTTTAAGGGAGACGCTACCTTCCGAGCTAAGAGATTTTTTACCCAAAAATATAGTGGTAATGGTTGACGAGGTTGGTAGGATTAGCAATATAACCGACAGGTTTGGTAACGAGCACACAACTTTGAACCAAAAAGTTCAGAGAATGCGAACACTAGTAGGTGGATATAATGCAATCGCTAAGAGAGTTAAGAAAGATTTGAAGAGTAGCGATGAGGTTATACAACTGGCTGCCCTTGTTACAGGGATAATGATGGAAACAGGTATAAGACCTGGAAAGGAGGGGAGTGGCTATGTTAAGACTGAAAATGGAGAGAAAATCTCAATAGAGACTTTTGGAGCTACAACCTTGGGACCTTCCCATGTAAAGTTTATCCGTAATAATTTTGCAGAGTTAGAGTTTGTAGGTAAAAAGGGAGCTGTTAATTTTGCAACCTTAACTGATAATACCATTATAAAAGTTTTGAAAAGTTTTGTGGACAAAACTGAGGGGAAGTATATCTTTGTAACGTCGGACGGGAAAAGATTAAATTACGGTCGAGTTCAAAAATATCTCCGGGATAGGTTTAAGAACCTATCCCCTACGGACTTTCGAAAGATAAGAGCAACGGAGGCAGTTTTGGACGCCCTTAGAGAGGACCAAGCAAGTTTACACGAAAGAATCAAGCAATTTGCTTCCCTCGAGAAAGAAGCTCTCAAAGCCAGTATTGTTAAAGAAGTAGTGGCAACTCTTTCAAAAGCATTGGAGTCGGCACAGAAAGCATTGTCCCATGATAATTCTTCCACAACTAAGGGAGCCTACATTAACCCTCAAGTTATTTTAAGGTTCTTATCTACAGCTAAGGTAGAGGATTCTTTAGAAAAGGTAATTCTCTCTAATGCACCACTTCTTTATTTTGATCCTCAGATGTTTCTTGATAGAGCTCTAGAAAAGAAAGCCAGTATGTTTGAGATTGAAGCTCCACCCTCCACAAACCTTTCACTTCAAGATATTTTAGACGATATAGAACTGGACCTTGAGGGGTTTGGTATTCAAGCGAAGTCTTCTAGTAGTTCTCCGGATCCTAGAAGAGTTTTAAATATGTGGCTTCGGTAGCACTAGAAGGGCTTTAATAGCCTCCAACGCTGTGATTTATTCTTCCAAGGGTATTGTTTAAGATACTGTAGGAGGAATAAATGAATAGTAGTTCCACATTGTTTTGGTCCCATCTTAAGATGTACGAAGATTGCCCCCAAAAGTTTCTATGGAAAAAGGGTTGGGACGGTATAGATTTAGGAAACGGTTCTGGAAGACCTAAAACTAAAACTGAAAACCAATCTGCGCATCATGCTTTAATGGGTATAGCCATTCATCATGCAGTAGAGAAGTTGTATAACGATGAATTATGGCGAGAAGGTGCAAACTTATCCGAGGCTATGTGTAAAATAGCGGAGAAAGAGTTTAATAATCTTTACCGTAAAATGTACATCGACTTAGAACAAGCCAAGATGACTCGAGATGGCATGCTTCAAACAGTATTGGCTGGAACAAAGGGTTATGTTCAAACCATGAAGAAGCATAAACTTCTCGGAGTTTATGCAAAGGCGGAGCAAAAAATCATTGCTTGGATCGATAAGTGGAACCCTGTAGGTGGTATTGTCGATATGGTGATACGTAGAGATGATGTCGGCATTATGCTTTTAGATGGAAAGAACTCAAAGTCTCGGGATTTCGCAGATCCTGATCAGTTGGTTTTCTATGCCCTACTATTCAAACTAGCGTATAGGAAGACCCCACAAAAGTTAGGCTTGGTCTGGTTCCGATATCCTTATGATGAGGATACTGGAGAGGAGGGTGTTACTTGGTTGGACTTCACCGAGGAAGATATAGTAAAGGTAGCAGAGAGAGCAAAGAAAGCAAAGCACGGAATGTATAAGAAGAAGTTCCTAGCAACCCCTTCCAGGAATGCTTGTATCTTTTGTGAGTATAAGTCTGCTTGTACGGAAAGAAAAGAAGAGTTAGAGGTATCCGAAATAAGTGGGAAGGACGGAGGTTTTTCCGATTTTTCTATTTAAGGGGGGGCTTTGTTTAATTCTCTAAAGTAATCCTATGTTAGGAGGTTAGTATGAGTATTGATACAAGGCTACAAAAAGCCATTGATGCTAGAGAGAAACTAGCAGGGGAAATTCAAAGGGTTTTAGGAAAACAGCAAGCAGCTAGTCAAGCCCTACAGGAAGTAGAGAGGGAAATACGGGATGCAAACCTAGACCCTGAAACATTAGGGGAAACTCTAATAAAACTAGAAACGGCACTTCAACATTCTATTTCAGATTTTGAAGCAAAGGTTCAAAAAGCAACAGATTCTTTAACACCATATATGGAGATATAACACATGAAAATTGAAACAGCTAAAACCGACTTACAGCACGCACTATCCACGGTCAGTGTGTCCGTAGGCACGGGAACCGATATTACGTCACATTACTTATTTCGAGTAAAGGGCGAAAACATAGAAATACTTTCTCAAAACCTTCGGGTATTTGCAGGAGCACCTTTAGTTGCTACTCACGATGGGGAAGAGGGAGATGCTTTTACCGTAGAGGCTTGGCGTCTGGATAAATGGGTTTCTGGAGTTGGCGACGGAGTACTCACCTTTGAGTTTAACGGTGGTGGTGATGTTCATGCTAAGGCTGGGCGATCAAAGGCTCGTCTTCGTTCCTTAGATCCAAGTAAGTTCCCTTATTGGGATGGATTGCTAGGTAATGCAAAAGATTCAGGTACGGTAGATCCTCTAGTTATTGTACGTGCATTGAGCCTTACTAAAAACTTTGTATCTACGGACGATACGGCAAAACCAGAACTTTGTCAAATAGAGGCTATTAACGGAACTTTTTGGGCTACGGATAGAAGAGCACTATGCTGTGCAGAAGTTCCCGCAGTCCCTGAGTTAAACATTCGTATTCCTGGAAAAGATATTCCTGCGGTATCTAAGTTCCTTTCGGACAAAGAAGTTAAAGAGATAAATGTTAAAACAGCCGAACGTTCTGCTTCAGAAGGTGGTGGTGCTTGTGTTATCTTTGAGAAAACCACAGGACATTATTTAGGGGTTACTAGACCGACTTCTAAGTTTCCAACTCTTTCCGTAGACCCTAGCCAAGTAGCGGACTCCGTTATTGATTTGGATATGGAAGAAGTAAATGCTGCTATCTCGGTTCTACAATCCTCCGCTCCAAAAGGTTATGAGAGTTTAACTTTTAGATACGACACTGAAACTGAAAAGGTTGTTCTTTCAATGCCTTCCGAAGCAGGAGGTAATGATGAGTATACTTTAAGTCTAGCAGAAGTCTCAAACGGTGATAACTTTGACACCGAGTTCACTATTGATTACGCTTATTTGAAGGGTATCGTTTCTACTTTCTCATTAGAAAAAGTAGAGTTGGGGGTTAATAAGCGAGGTCGAGGAGGTTTTACTTCTTTTAAGTATTCAGATTCGGATACGGAAGAAGCAAACAAATATTACTCTGTGATTGTATGGAAAAACTAGTTGACCTATTTTGTGGATTTGATAGTCTGCGTTCTGAGTTTCTCAGGGTGCAGACTATCCGTAATTCAGAACAGGCTAAGTTAAACACCCTAAATGAAAAGATATCTAACCTTGTAGTAAGCCAAGACGTTCTAGAGAAGGTCTCAGAGCTGTTTAGGAGGCTTATTGATCAGGAAGTAATAGATAACGCCAAGACAGCAGAAGGATTGCTTACAGAGGGTCTGAGGGCTATCTTCGACGACTTAGATTTAAGTTGCAGAGCGAAGGTAGAAGTACAAAGAGGCAAGGTTTCGGTAGATTTATTAACGGTTCAAACCGAAGACGATGGTTCTCAAACAGAAGGTTTATCTACAGATGCTTATGGAGGTTCTGTAACAACGGTTCAATCCGTACTCCTTAGAATAGTTGTTTTAACTAGAAGGGGAATGAGACCTTTATTGCTATTAGATGAAAGTTTATCGGCTATTGCAGAAAGTTATGTTCCAAGGGTCGGTGAGTTTTTATCCTTATTGTCGGAAAGGCTTGGTCTTGATGTTCTTGCAGTAACTCATAACCCTGCTTTAATTGAGCAGGCAAAAACTGCATACAGAATTCAAAAGAAAGATGGTAAAGCCACTTTCACAAAGATCAGGAGATCCCCATGAGAAAGGCAGGAGAAGTAGGTCAAAAGTTGAAGCAAGTAAAGTTTCGGCACATAAAGCGAGAGTTAGAAAAACTTTTAGAGAAGAAGTCTGTGAACTGTCGTTTTAATTATTTCCTAAAACCAGGAACAACAAACACTAACCAGCTACTTTCCCTACTTGGAGGTGGAATTCACATTTGTAAATGTCCTGACTTAGATTCCAGAATATGTGACCCTAGGCTAGAAGATGAAGATGCATCCCAAAAATGCCCCTTCTTTTCTTTAAGGCATGACAAAGAATATATTAAAGATTCCCTAAAAGAGTTTTTCAAGGAAAAGGGGATTGCCGAAGTTTCAATTCGTTTCCCGGACCTAGCCTCTTTGCTTTGGGTTCTAGATGATGATGATTATGAGATTCTATCCCAAGACGAGATAGAAGAGGAAGAGGAGTAAGTAATGTCTCTTTTAGAGGTTATCCAGATAAATACAAAAAAGACACCTCTTATGATGTCCTCGCCCGTTGCTCCTGAATTAGATGGACCGTTTCTGGTTACTTCTACAAAAGGTTTCGTTTGGATATCTGAAAAGTTTCCTGGAGACTTTATTCGGTCGGCGACTAGAATAGCAACCCCAAATGACATCTTTTCTGGAGTCGTTCTAAGTATATTAGATAAATCCTTAGAGAATAATTGGGGTTCGGTTAAACCCTTGACGTATAAAGGTTTGCAAGAAAGCGTTTTATATCTTTCTTATTATGGGTTTACGGAGTTTGACGTGTTGTTTAATTCTAAAGAAGACTTCTCGGAACTCAAGAGTATTGAAAATGTTTATTATTCTTGGCAGGATTGGGTTCCAAAAGGGCAGGCAGTTGTAGCCCCTGTCGATAAAAGTTATTTAGGGACCTTATATTCTTTCGGTAAAGGTAACTTCGCTTGTTGCGTTCATAATCCTTCAAGAGGAATATGTATATTAAAAGGGTGAACTCGGTATGTTTTTAAAAACTCCAAGCCTTATGTATATGTAACCCCCTGATAAAAAGGAAATGATATGTCGGATATGTTTGGTGAGTTTTATGCAGTTTCAAACGCTGTTAAAGAAGTGAAGATCCTGGTTAATTTCAAGACTAAGGAAGTTCTTGAATTAACCTCTATCCCGGAAGAGCATCTATCTCTAGAAAATATAGAGAGAATGTACAAGTTTGGCTTAACTGCCGAGGAAGTAGAAAAAGCAATTAACTTATTCAAACAAGTTCTTGCGTTAAACCTGATTCATTCTCAGCTTATACAGGCTGATAACAAACTAGTTGAGCTGGGATTTTAATGCGAGAATGGTTGGAAAACGCCATTAAATCCTGTACCCTTTCGGAACAAGCGAAAGGGTATGTGCTAGGGAGGGGTCTTCCTTGGGAACTTGTACAGGAATTGGGTGTTGGCATTTGGCAAGCCCAGTCTACAAGAGCTCCTGACAAGTTTTATCATAACAACGGGGTAAAGGGTCACCGAGTACAGGATTGGCTCTGCATACCCCTATATTCGCCTCGAGGAAGGTTGATAGGTTGTGAGTATAGAAACCTAGAAAAGAAAGAGGTAAGGAAGTACCATTTATCAGAATCTAGTTGGGTTCCAATATTTGGAGGTTTGTGTAAAACAACCTTGGAAAAGATTTCTTCCGGAAGCGATGTTTGGTTAGTAGAAGGAATATTTGACATAGCCTTACAAAACGCATTACCTGACAAAGATGTAGTTCTCTCTATGGGAGGAGCAAAAGTAACACCACATCAAATAAACTTTCTAAAGAGGTTCGTTCGTAAAGGAGCAACCGTTCATGTATGTTTTGATATGGATGAGACAGGGAGAAAAATGGCTCAAGGATACACCCATCCGGATACAGGTAAAAAGGTATGGGGGGTTGTTCAAAGGTTAGAAAGGGTAAATCTTAATACTCGCTTGGTAACTTACACTGGTGGTAAGGATCCGGGAGAGATTTGGGAGATTGGAGGAGCATGGGCTTTGAAAAGATCCCTTAAAATATATACTTAAACATTATGGAGATTAAAAATGGCTAGTATTTGGAAAGCAGCAGAAGATATAAAAGCAAGAGTTAACAAACTTATTGCCAACAGACACCCGGAACTTGCACTTGTATCCGATGAGATATGTGTAGTATTTAAGGAAAAGGCAGGTAAGTCCGGTGGCCAAGTGGTTTATGGTAGAGCCTTAAAATGTTCTGACTATATGAATGTTATAGGTGGAACTAGTTACAGTTTCATAATTGAACTTGGAGCAGACACATGGTCTCAGGACTTAATGCCGGATCAACAAGAGGCATTACTAGATTCTATCTTGTGTTCAATGGTAGTGGCCGAGGATGAAAACTCTGGGGATATTCGCATGAGTATTGTTAAGCCGGAAATACAAGCCTTTCGGAAAAACGTTGAGGAATACGGTATGTGGTTCCCAAAAGAAGATGAGGAGGAAGTAGAGGGTTCTCCCGTAGAAGAATAAAGTAATAATCTTTGTAGAATTTAAAAGGGTGGGTTCAAAACCACCCTTTTTTAATAGGGGGCTTGAGTAATGGCGTTAGATACGAAATATAGACCAATAAAATATGACGATGTTTTAGGGCAAGAGGCATCCGTCTCCGTGTTGAAACAATTTGTCATCGAAAAAATAGGGTTTCATCAAAGTTATGTTTTTTGTGGACAGCATGGGTCTGGGAAAACAACTATGGGTAGGATTTTAGCGAGAGCCTTACTTTGCAATTCTCCTGTAAATGGGGAACCTTGTGATAAGTGTAGCTCTTGCGAGATATTCCTTAACGGAGGAGTCCATCCAAACTTCGAAGAGTTAGATGCAGCCACAAGATCCGGAAAGGCAGACCTTTCTAAAATTATAGAGGACTTAAACTATTCCACCTTTTCTGGAAAAAGAAAGATATACCTTTTTGATGAAAGTCACCGATTGTCAAAACAGGCATTAGACGCATTATTAAAACCAATGGAGGATAGTGTCCAAGGAACGGAAGACAAGAAGTTAGTCTGTATATTTTGTACGACGGAGCCAGAGAAAATGGTAAGTACAATCTTTTCAAGATGTGCCCCTGCTTTTGTAATCCGCGCAGTTTCTCCCGAAGGTATAGCTGTAAGGTTAGCCCAAATATGTGAGTGGGAAAATGTAGAATACGAGATGGAATCTTTAATAACTATTGCGGAGGTATCCGAATGTCATATCCGAGACTGTTTAAAGATGGTAGAGGGTGTTTCTATGCTAGGGAGTGTAAATAAAGGAACAGTTTCGGAATACTTGCAGTTGGGTGCAAATGATTATGTTCTTGACATTCTTTTAAACCTCTTTAAGAGCCTCCCCTTATGTGTAGAACTAGCCTCTAAACTAGCAGTAGAGATTTCCCCTACAGCTGCTTACGAAAGGCTTGCAGAAGCGTCCATGGCTTCATATTACAATTATCTAAAGGTTGGTAAGATCCCTAGTCAGTGGGAAAAGGGAAAAGTAGAAGAAATATCAAAGTATGGGGTAAAGTTGCTAAACATAAGCCAAAAGTTTGCAGCTCCCCCACATCGACCAACAAAACAAACGTTGGTTTTAGATTTAGCAATGGCGCACCATTCTGATTCTTTAGGTATATCTGATAATTCCGTAGTTATAAACTTTCAATCTCCCGTTATAGAACCTTTAGAATTGCCTTCCGTAAAAGAAGTATCCAAGCAAAAACCAGAAAACTTTCCGCAAAAGGCTTCGATACCTAAAAAAACAAGTATCTTAAAAGTGCCCCCTAAACAACAACCCCAAACAACAGTTGGGGGTGTTTGGGTCGATCCAAGAGGAATAGCTCATAATAATGTACAAGTTTCCAAAAACGACCATAAATATTTGCAACCTCAAGTGTTCAAAGAAATCCTACTACACCACCTTCGGAGAACATTAAATGGAGAAGGATGGTAAAACATGGGTAGTATTCCTACTTAACGAGTTCGGGGAAGCCTTAGCTGAAAAAGGGGAACTAGAGAAAAAAGTCTCCAGAGTTATAACCGATAAAGAGATATTTACTCCTTATGCTAGGATAGTCTTTAAAGAAAAGACTACGAAACTAAGTGTGATTGAGGGCTATTTCTTTGTAGAGTCAGGGTTGCCGGAGAACGAATACTTCAAACTAGCTCGACAACCTTATATAGAAAGTGTTTTACACACTTCTTCTAGAAGGGGTTTTAACCTTCAAACAATCCCGAACACAGAGGTAGCTAAATTAAAACACAGTTTGCAAGAGATGATCACTTCCGACATAGAACTAGGTATGAAAGTTCTAGTGAATACTGGAACCTATAAGGGTCTAAAAGGGGAAGTGGTAGGTTTTACGGGAGATAGGGTTAAGGCTTTCGTTTATATTGAATTAAGAACATTAAAAGCGATCCGTGCTATTCCAACATATATTCTCGATGTGAGAGAGGAAGACGCTGATGTCTAAATATTGGGGAAACCATATAGTATTCGATAGGGCAGATTTTGAAGCTATGTTTTCAGAAGAAGACGGGTTACATAACTATCCAAGTTTCACGGAGGAGCTATCTCCGGAAACAAAAGATAAGCTCGTCCAAATAAGAGAAGTGTTAGAACTTCTACCTCCAAGAGAAGCAGATTTCTTAGAGTTGTACTTCTTTGATAAAGTTACCCAGACAGGTATATCCGAAATCTTCGGGGTCTCCCAGCCAACTGTTTGCTACAGATTACAAAAAGCAACAAAACGACTTCAGTATATTTTAAGCCTTCCAGAGTATTCCTTAGAAGAAGTAGAGGAAGACCTTAGAGGTGCTTTGTCGGAAGAGTTAGATATACAAATAATGCTACTCATGATTACCAAAACTTGTCAGAGCGAGGTAGCTCGGGAATTAAAAGTAGGGCAAGGATTGGTACGGCACAGGTTCTTTAAATACTTACAGGTTTTTAAGATGATCCCTACAATGGGAAATTGTGTTGAGGTGCTAGATCATGTAGCTAATAACTTCAACATATTAAAGGACACAAATAGAACTACTTGGGTTGATCCTATCACCTATTCCCTCTAGGTTCAATAGAATCTTTATAGATACCCATTAGTTATTAAAGGTGATTTATGAAAGGAAACTTTTCTACAAAAAGAGTGGTAATGGTTAAGAGGGTCGCTCAAGAGTGGCTCCATAAGCATGCCTCGGAAGAATATAGGGTTCGGGTTTATCCAAGTCTTGACGCTAGGACAAACCTTCCTTCTTGGCTTCGTAGTTTTCGAGAAGGTCGCTCTAAGTTTGGTTCTGTGGAACCTTTCGATTTTGGAGTGGAAGAGCTACCCGACCGTTTTTGTATTCGTTCTAGAGATTACGAAGGCATTAAAAGTTTAAATGCTCAGTTAGAATCTTATGGGTATGAAACAACAGGGATTTGGTAATGGCTGCCACATTAGCGCAATCCGAGTTTGTATATAGGTCTGGAGTTAGCCCGAACCTATATATGTTTACAATTGTATCGGACCAAACGGACCTTCTAAGCGTTCGGGACATACAGGATCCTTATGGGTATGTATTAAGCCCTTACACTCAAATCCCACAAAGTGTGACTAACGATATACAATCGGCTATGAGCCAAGTGGAGGATATTTTGAGTTTAACAAGTGCCGTGAACGGGAACCTAACCTTTTCCGCTGAAACTGAAAAGACCGTGACTTTTGCTGTTGCTTTTTCAAGCACTAACTATCGGGTTCAGGTGACTTCTGATGTTTTCGCTCCTTTTAGGATAACTAGCAAAACAACTTTGGGTTTTACTATACAAGCCGGAGCCACTATTTCTGGTATCGTTGGGTATGACGTTTTTGTGTAGACACCAATAGAAAGTTTATAGGTTAAAATAAATAGATTTAATCTGAGTTTTGGTGTCCTAGAATACCTTGAAAATTAAATAATTATAAGGAGAGTTTAAAATGAAACGTCAATATTCGAACCGTAGTGCCCGTTTTTCTAAGGGACCAAAAGGTCGTAAAGAGTTTGAGAAGTGGTTCAAAGATCAGCCACAAGATTTTCAAGAAGAATGGGAAGAAAATAAAGATGACTTGGTCAAAAAGATGACGAAGAAATCCTCTTTAATCCCCCTTAAGGACTACTACCCTGAAGAAAAGAAAGCCAGTCAAGGTAGATGGAACTCCTTAGAGGATTCCGTCCTACACGATTTAAGAATTCTTCAAACAGCCTTGGATTTTAACAAAACTCCGTTAGGTATCAGGGCACAGGTTCTGATTGATACATGCATAAATAACGGTAGCTTAGACCCTATTACGGGAAACCCTCGTGGACTTAACTTAGTTGTTCGAGAACTTCTTAAGCACAGGAAAGAACTCCAAGGGCTAACAAATAAAATAAATATCGGATACCTCGCTGAGGATATTGAGGACTTGGCCTTTGTACTGACTGATAAAATGGCCAACCAGTCCATCAACCAGAAAATCTTTGAAGATGCGGGGCAATTGTCAAAAGTCCCTTCTGGTGCAAGGGATGTTGTTCAGGATGGGCAGCAAGATGGGAACTCAAAAGACGATGTCGTTTCTTTGAAGAAGAGTTCTTTCAATGCTTCCACTTTGAAACCTTCTCAGAATACAATGGTTCCAATTAACTCCGTAGGAATGGCACTTGGAATGATCAATGGCTTCTTGGATACGGACTTGGGTGCTATTATTTCTTCGGATAACCATATTATGGACGGTCATCATCGATGGGCTGCTGCAATTATGGCGTATGGTAAGAGTGCCTCCGTACAAGGCTATAAAGCTGGAGTTAAAGGGTACGAGTTACTTCGCATCTTAAACATTATCACTAAGGGTGTATTCAACCGTGGGGGTAATTCTGGTTCTGGAAATATTAAGGACTTCACTCCTGCAGCTGTAGAACAAATTCTTAGAGAGGGTTTATACAAGGGTGTGACCTCTACAAAAGGTTTCAACACTAAACCAGAAATGGTTGAAAAGGCACTTACTACATTAGGTGGTGGGGATGTTGAGGCAGGTATTCAAATCATGTCGGCCAATGCTAAGTTCATAAACAAGAACGTTCCTTCTTGGGCACCAAACCGTAAAGATATGCCAGTTATCAACCCTGAAGACGTGGGTAAGGTTTTACCTTTACTTAATAAAGGAAAGGTTGATTGGAATGCTCCTTATAAAAATGCTTCTTTGGCCGACTATAAGAAGATGTCTGCTAACGTCTCCGAAGAAGATGAGCTCTTAGCGGACCTCGCTGATATATTCGAGTATGATGAAGGTGATTGGGATATTGATATTCCTAGTAAATTACAAAAAGTGTTTTGGAATGCCTACGATGATGGTTCTTTAGAGGAACTTTGGAAATACAAAAAAGATTTTCTCTTAGCACTACATGAAAATGCGTATGAGATTAAGCAAGCCCTTCGTCTTGATGCCTCTCAAATAATCCGCGCTTTCAAAAATATGGAATCCTTGTGGGGTCCTGGAAAGTACGCTGAAGACTACCATCCACATAGAAGATACTCGTCTAATAAACGTGCTTCTACTAGACGTCGTGGTTGAGGGGACTACGACGAGCAGTTTGCTCAAACCCCTACTAATGGTGACGACACTCTAATGGATATCTCAGAATACGATTTCTGGGATAACTTCGAGGAATAAAAACCTTATACATATTATGTTTATTCTATAAAGATTTAACCACAAAGACTTAAGGAGTCTAAAAATGTCCAATAAAAGAGAGATCGCTAAAATAGCGAGAGAAATTAGAGAACTAAAGAAACAAGCAGCTGGGGGAGATTGGGTCGAGCAGTTATGGGACTATGCTGGCAAGGGAAGAGCTGGCTACAGCCCAGAGGGTGAAGAAATTGCAGACCTTATTTCTCATAGCGTCCTAGATGTTGAGGATGCCTTCGCGCTACTCTTAAAGTTACACAGAATCAACGTAAAAATGCATCGGGATGGTTTAGACGATGGAAACGCTACTAATGTCAAGATGGCATTGGGTGGTGGATCCGATAGCAGTGGGGATATTGCTTGGGGTTTCTTCAGTAACAATCTTAAGCCTTATGTTATGTTTGAGTTCTTTGAGCCAAGGGTTTCCTTTTATAAGCACGGTCCAGCTTATAATCCTCAAGAGGACCCTGAGAAATCAATCCTAAAAGGCGAGAAATGGTTACACAATGCAATATCTGAGTTAGATGAGTTACTTTCAGACTCAGATATGCCATAGGAATAAAATGAAAAGAAGATCATACATAACAAGCAAGCAAGAAGATTTAGAGTTTTTATCCTTATCTCTAAATGAGATTCTTGCTTGCTTACGGGCGCAGTACTTGTCATATCAAACTTCTCATTGGCAAGTTTCTGGCTCCCACTTTTTTCAAGAGCATTTACTTTTTGAAAGATTGTACTCCTCTGTTTCTACGGAGATTGACGTGCTTGCAGAAAAGATTGCAGGGTTAGTCGGTTCTGAGGAAGTTTCTTTACAAAATCAAATACCTCTTATGGCTGAATACTTAGGTAAATGGGCTAGTATTCCGGACCACTTTAGAAGAGGTCTCACTTCTGAAGAAGACTTGCAAAAGTTGCTTAGGGCTGTGTATGATGATATCACCGAATCAGGTCTCATGACTTTGGGCTTAGATGATTACTTAATGGCCACTGCAAATTCCCATGAGGCAACTATATACCTCTTACAACAAACGATTAATCCAAGAACAGTAAATGCCTCTTCTGCATCGGACCTCTTTTTTGCGGACCCCAGAAAAGTAGAGGTTCAAGAGTTTGCGAATTCAAACGCTGTTTCAAATGACCCTTCTACTTTTGAAAATACCTTGGAAGAAGATAGAGGGCACGATAGTTCCTTAAGCGTTGAGTGGGATGAGTTTGAGGAAAGCCCCGATACCCCTGAGGAAATCCTTGAAATGCCAGGAGCCACCGAACTTTCAACCTTGAATAGATATGTGGTTGATTCAGAAGACCCTGACTTGGATGCAGCTATAAAAATGAATGAGAAAAGAGCTGCTATTAGAAAAGTTCTATTCAAGGCTAGAATAAGATAGGATAACTATGTATGTTTGCAAACTTAACAGAGAGTATTAAAAGAAGATTCCTTATGGAACTTCGAGCGTATTGGTCTACGGAACCCCAATATAAAGACTCCCTTGTTCCAAACATACAAGGACGTTACTCTTTTGAAGAGCGACCCCAACAAGCAATAATTATGAAGGGCGCAAGTGCAAGCCCTAATTCTTTCTCGGCTGACCATTATATGGGCACGGTTGTTTCTTATTGCCACCTAGCAAAAGTTTATGGGAAAAACGGTACTTCCATTGAATGGTTAAAAGAAGATTCTATTGCAATTCAAAATAACAGTGGAGTGTTCCCTTCTTCTCCTGGAATCTATTATGTGGAGTTCTTAGAAGAAGAAGTTGTATGGCGTGGAGAACCTAGAAGTAAATTAGTATTCTATATAGACCCTCTTTTAGAATCTATCGATGAAAGGCCAATAGGCTTAACACCTACCTCATACGAAGTCGGTGCAGGTTCTATACATAAAGGTTCCTTACGTGTTTACGAAATGCCTGGAAACATCCCTTTCTATGATGGTGTTAATTACTCTGTTGAGGTTTCAACAGGACGCATAGAGCTCTTTGGGGCACTTCCCCCTAACACTTACCTATCTGTAGATTACAGGTATGCAGCTGAATCCTCAGGACCTTTCCTAGTCGAGGAAAATGGGGCTAATAATAGTGCAATTCCCGGAGTAGTTCTAGCCTTTGGTCGAAGAGGTTATGCTGGAGATATAATGTCTGTGGTGGTAACTTCTAAGAGAGAGGATTCTTCCCGTGAGTACGGTGGTCACTGGGAGATGAGTTTAGATTTCGACATAATGGCGAGAGATGTATATGCTTCGTCAGAGATAGCAGACAGAACAGCTATGTTTTTATACACTACACTAAGAGACCGACTTGCAGGGGAAGGGATTGTAATAACCAATGTTAGTCATGGAGGGGAGGCAGAAGAAACGTATGATGAAAACGGAGATGATTACTTTTATACTGCTTCAATATCTGTTGATGTAATGACGGATTGGTTTATGCATACACCCTTACCCAGATATCTTTCTAGAGTTCTTCCAAATACGGTTGGTTCAGATAAGAATGTTTCAGGGTTATCCGATGAAGAAATAGCAGAAAGTGGTTCTCCTACAACTTTGACCTTAGTGCAAAGTTTAAAACTTTTAGAGATAAACGACCCGTGGTTTAGAAATAGAACCAAGGACTTTGAGATGATAAGGTAAAATATACTTTTGTCATATAACAATACAAAAACAGGAGTTAAAAAATGGATACTATAAGAAGAGGATCAAAAGGAGCCGATGTTAGGAGATGTCAGAAAATTCTTGTGGAAGATGGCTATGATGTTTCCATTGACGGGGATTTCGGTTACGGAACGGAAGTGGCAGTTAAGGATTTCCAAAAGAAGTCGGGACTTACGGCAGATGGTATTGTAGGTACAAATACTTGGAATGCTCTTTTCACAGTAGAAAGTGCTTTTACTCCGCAAGAGCCTTTACCTCCTATATTACAAAAAGCAAAAGATGAGGGCTATGAGATTTGGAATGAGCCTTATAGGTTGTGGCTTTTCGGTTTAAGGTCTAAGGATTCGCAGGCAAATTCTTTCAATGATACATTAGGGTGCTACTATTATAGTCCTGAAGGTGGTTGGGTTAGTTATTTTTGGCCAGGAACTACAGACCCTGGAACCTATTGGCTAGAAAATCCCTCTAGAGTAGCCGGAACTGCTATCCTAGTAGAAGAACAGTACTTAGATACTTGGACTATAGATTTACATGCAGGTAAATATGAAGCCCTTTGTCAAAGAGCAGGGGAAGTTTCAGTTTATCGGGATGGTAATAAGGATAATGTTCTTGATGAGAATCCGGACACTATTACAACAGGTTACTTTGGGATTAATATCCACAAGGCTGGTAGTGACTCGACGCAAGTTGATAAGTGGAGTGCGGGTTGTCAGGTATTTAAAAGACTTGCAGATTTCAATAAGATGATGAAACTCGCTCATATGCAACAAGATAATACGGGTCTTAAAACCTTTTCCTATACCTTGATGCGAGAATAGGTTCTGTTTTCAATTATTGTAGTAATATTAGAGGTGCTCTTTGAAGAGTGCCTCTAATATTACGGAGCTATATAGTGCCTATATATAAATATCAATGCTATGAGTGTGGCTTAGAGTTTGAAGAAATAAGACCAGCTAACAAAAGAGAAGAATGCCCTTGCCCATCCTGTTCGGAACTAGCACAGAAACTTGTTTCAGCTGGAAACTTTACCTTTAAGCACAATCCTACAGGAATACATCCGCAAAATACAGGGGTTGCTTCCATCGACTATGACTTTGATAAGACAATAGGTCGGGACTCGGAACAAAAATGGCGAAAGATAGAAGACCGTCGTGCAGAAAAGATTAAACATCTGGAAGACGAGATAAAGTCTGGTAAAAATGTAGGCATGGAACATTTAACTCCAAATGCAGACGGAGGTTTTCGAACTTTAACTGGAAGCGAGATAAAAGAAACCAATGCCAAAAGAAGTTTAGCCCAAGATTTCAATAAAGGCTTATATCAAGCACACCGAAAAGAAGACTCCAAAAAGGAAACCTAGTTTATAATTAGTTCCGAACATAAAGTGTTCCTATATTTCCTCCGTGGGAAATAAACTACACTAGAATACTTATACCCAATACAATAGTATATTTGGGTTTATCCAAAGATATATAACTTGCTTGAACATATACTCGGAGAATTATCATGGCATTTCCAGGATCCGTCTACGCTCCTCCCGGAGTTTACACGCAAACCAATTTTGAAGACCCCTTACAAGGTGTGGCGTCGAACGCTCGCATTCCTCTTATTATAGGTACAGGGTCTGAAATATTAACTCAAAACGCATTAGAAATTGTAAGAGGTTCTTCATCTTCTGTTGATCAACGAATTGTTCAAGAAGACGAAACAGGTCGTGCAGTTGTTTCCATCTCTCAAGCCGGAGCAGTAACTCTCGGTGCTTTTGATGGTGACCTTGACCGAATTCAAGTTAAAAACTTTCCAATTGTTTCTGGAGACGGTGCGGGTACTACTGCTACTGATTCAGGTTCTGTTTCTATAACTATAAACAGTGAGCCTGTTGTTGTTCTTGCAATTGATGGTGCCAAAGGTATCCTAAAACTTTCTACTTCTCCAAAATTGGGTGATGTTGTAAAGGTTACTTATTTCTTTAATAGAACGGACACCCTTATAACTGATAACTTGGCGGAGCAAATTACTCCTGAAAGCCCAGTCCTACTTGGTGCGGTTAGTGAATCCTTTGAAATTATTGCTGGGGTAAATGATACTTTGAGTATTTTGGTCGATGATCAAGATGTTGTAGTTGTTACAATCGCTCCTTCTGCTACATTAAGCCCTTGGGCTGCTGCTCAAGTTGCTTCCTTTATAAATGCTGCAGCAACAGGAACTACTTTAATTGCGTCTAGTGATGTAAATAACTTTGGTAGTACGGTATTGAAACTACAAGCTGACTCGGATATTCAAATCCAAAATGGTCTTGCTAACTCTACTCTAGGATTAACTCTCGGTCAAAAGACTTCTAGAAGCCAAGTCTTCTATACTTTCCAAAGACCTATTGTTGATGGTTCAAATGGTGGTGTTACTACAACGGATCCTGCTGATGTTACTGTTAAGGTTGGCGGAATACAAGTTATCCCTACTTCCGTTGATGGAAAAACAGGGGCTGTTACTTTACCTTTCGCTCCAAAAGTTGGCACAACTGTTACTTGTCAATACTACTTCAATTCTTGGCAAGATACTTTTGATTACCTTGCACACCGAGGAATAACTGAAATCTTTCAATGTGGTTTAACTCCTGACCGGCAAGATTACAGAAGTGGTGCAGACTTTATTCTTAAAGATGACTTAATTCTTTGGGGTACTGCAACTCTTACCGAATATGGTCTTCATACTCAGGGTTCTGAATTCTTTGACTCCTCCCAGATATCTACTTCTCTAGTTGATACTAAGTCTTATTTGACGGAATGCTCTTCGGTTGTAGATTCTTCTGTGAATCCTCCAAATGAAGGAAGAGTTGTATTTAAACTTCCTTTAACTGCTACTACAGGTAACGGAAGAAACACTCCAATTGGTACTACTACCTATCAAAGTGTTGCTAACGGTCGTATTGACCTTCCAACAAATCGTCCTGACCTTATCTTCGCTTATTGGGGTTACTCTGTTGAGGATGCTGTAGACCGTGGTCGTGTAACTGTTACAAAAGTAGATCATGCAACAAACCAAATAACACTTTCGGAAGCTGTTCCTGTAGGTGCTAATGTTTATGCTACTTTCTATTATAATACATTGCAAGATCAAGACTACACTCTAACAGTTTCTACTGAAGGGGCATCGGGTGTTGGAACATATTCTGTTAAAAACGAAAACAGTGTTCCTTTGTTAACACCTACTTTCGGTTCTAAGTCTGCAGGTCTCGCTACTGTAACTGTACAGTTTCCAAGTGGTACTGAAAGACTTCCTGACTGTCGTTTTGAAAGTCCATTTGATGCAACCTCTTTTACTGGTGCGGTAGAAGAAGATGTAACTGTAACTTTCGCTCAACAAGATGCAACCCTCGCTAAATATGCAGTCCCTGGAAAAGGACCTTATTATATTATCCAAAATGCGTCGGACCATTTCGATGTTGAAATTGATAGTTCAGCTGTATCAGGTGGGTTTATTGACCTTTCTGACCCTACAGGTGCTGGTTGCGGTTTCTCTGCTCAGTTGGTTGGTTCTGAAGTTGTATATGATGCGGACTCCGGAAACACTACTTATGATATTACTGCTTTAAATAACTCTGTTGAGTTGTTTATGGATAGTAAGTTGATTCAAGCGAAAGTTCCTCTCGCTGCAACCAGAACACTTGAAGATTATGCCTTGGCTTTGAACCAAGCAACTCTTGGTATTCATGCTACTGCTTCTGCAGGAGGGGCAACCTCAATAACTATTCCGGCAGCGTCTAATCCTTCAGATGTTTTGGATTACTATAAGGATTGGAAGTTGGTATGTACTGCGGGCACTGGTTCAGCTGTTACTGTTCGTTCAGTGTCTGCTTCTAGTATTGCGGGAGTTCTTACTCTTGACGGTGGAACTTTTGACGTAACTTCAGTATTCCACTTGTACAACCCAAATAATGCTCCAAGCATTACAGGTAGAACTCGTTTCTTAAGTCCTGTTACTATTACTGTTGGAGAATATGATGATATCATTATTCAATATACGGGTAATATCACTGCGGGAACAATAACAACTGCTGCAGTCCCGATCGCTGCTGGAACTTATACTTCTGCGAGTGCTTTGGTAACTGTAGTACAAACTGCTATTGATGCTGCGATAACTGCTGTTGGTCTTGCTTGTATTATCACAGTATCGAATGATACTTCTGGTCGCTTGGTATTTTCTTTAATACCAGCTCCTACTGATACAAATGGTGGGTTTATCGAGTTTGTTACAAACGGAACTCCTGCGGAAGACTTCTGTGTTCTTGCTGGTTTCGATACAGATTCTGCTGCTGGAGGTCAAGCAAAACTTGTCGCTGGTAACGTCGCTCGTCGATATACCTTTACAGGGGCTGTTACTTCTGAGTTGAATAATGATCGCTTGGTTCTTAGGAATAGAATTATTCCTGGCCAAACAGGTTCTGAAGATGGTGCTTATGTATTATCTCAAGCATCTTTGTCAATACTCGGTGGTTCTGGAAATGTAAATTGCGGTTTGACTGCTAATGAGATAGCCAAGGCTGGTATTCGTGCTACTGTATTAGAACCAACTCTTTTCGGAGAAGTGGGTCTTTCTGGTGGACAAGTTCCTACGCTAACTTATACTGATGCTCGTGATGGACAACCTTTGGTTACTTTCTACGGACCAGATTCTACCAACCCACAGAATAACGTCTTCAAGTTCACTTTTGAAGGAGTTCCTGTAACCCTACTACTTACTGATGCAGCAGGTGTAGCGATTACAACTTCTGCAGATGTTCCTTTAGGACCTATTGGTTCTGCAAATACAATCTTGGCTCAAATCCAAGCAGCGATGGTTGCTCAAGGTTTGGCTTCTGGGTTGGTAATGCAAGAGGGTGCAGGTATTCGTTTCCGTGGTGCAAGTTCTGCAGCAGGAGCCGTTATCACAATCGGTAATGCTTCTGGTAATGAAATCCTTGGATTTTCTGAAGGAGATGAAAGTTTCCGTACTGTAGTTGATCCTGAAGTTCTTTCTTCTGGAATGATGGCTCATGACCAAGCGACTATTGCAGCCCACTTATTAAGTTGGCAAGATGGTGGTACTGGAACATACTTTACAAATGTTGGTTTATCCAAAGTTGTAAGGGATGCTGCAAATGCTGAGTATTTGTTTTTACAAAGTCTTGGTGGCTCTGGAGCTGGTACAACTTCTTCGGTTGCAATTGTACTCGCTGCTAGTTCTTCTGTAACTAGACCCGGAACTGGTTTGGGTGTTGATGCAGGAGACGGTAATGTAGGAGATCCTTCAATTGATGGGTTTTACGTTATTTCTTCTGATCCAATTAATGGTTCCGGTTCGGCCAATAGTTCTTCATTAAACACTGGTGTAGGTCAAGATGGGAACGTCGGGCAGACGTATAGAGACGTTGTAACTGGTTTAACCTTCAGTATATTACCTCGTGAGGGAGGAGCTGCTTATCCAGCTGCTGCGACCCTTACATTTAATGTGCGCACGGTTGTTACGACAGATTCTAATTTGCCAGTAAATACAATTCCTGGAGTGGAACTTCTAGTTTCAAATACTTTGGGAATTACTGTTGGAGACACTGCCGTAGTATCTACTTATGAGAGAGGTGGTTCAGAGCCATCCGTAGGAGACATTTATTATGTGTCTTATGATTACAAGAAGCAAGACTTTACTGCGCAGATCTTTACTAAGCAATCTGCAATTGAGTCTGCTTTCGGTGCAAAGAATCCTTCTAGCCCTGTTTCTTTGGGAGCGTACCTCGCTTTCTTGAACGGTGCTGTAATACTTGCCATCAAGCAAGTATTAAAAGATGAGGATATCAATAATGATGGTATTTCAGACTCTGCTTCTGTAGATTCTTATATCGCTGCTATTGATGAAGTCGCTGGAACTCTTCCTGGTGGAATATACCCTGACTATTTGGTTCCAATGAGAGGAGATTCTCTTGTGTTGTTCCAATACTTAGCAAAACATTGTGATATTCAAAGTTCTATTCGATATAGAGCTGAAAGAACTGCAATTGTAGGGTTAAGTGCTGGTACTCAACCAAGGGATGCGGGTAATACTGCAGAAGCTGTTAAAAGGTCAAGATTAAGAATGGTTTATCCAGATATTGTAACACTTTCATTAACTAAGGCTGATGGAACTGTGACCTCTTATTTGGTAGATGGTACTTATATGGCTGCAGCGTTTGCAGGTAATCGTGCTTCTCCAACTATTGATGTTGCTACCCCATGGACTCGTGCTCGTATTCTCGGTTTTGATGAGATCGCTAGAACTTTGGATGCGGTTGAGCAAAATCAAGTGGCAGTTAGAGGTATCACTGTAGTAGGTCAAGACCGTCAAGTTATATCGGTTCGTCAAGGTTTGACAACTGATGTGACTAATGTTCTTACCAAAACTCCAACGGTAACAACTATTGCAGATGAAGTACAAAAAAGAACTCGTTCTACTTTGGATAAGTTTGTAGGTATCAAGTTCCTCCCTGGAATTACTTCTCAAATTGAAGCCCAAGTGAATAATACTTTGAAAGGGTTAGTCCAAGGTCAAATCATCTCCACCTTTACAGGTGTTTCTGCTAACATTAGCCCTGAGGATCCAACGGCTGTAGAGGTTGAGGCATATTATCAGCCTGTATTCCCGTTGCTTTACATTATTGTGACGTACAACTTAAGAGCCAGCCTTTGAACGGTACGTTAAAACCTAGTTAGAACCTATGTTATCAGGGTTTCAACTAGGTTGGTACTTTATTGAAAAAGGAAGAGGTCTCATAAACCTCTTCCTTTTTCAATAAAGTATTTATAGGTTTCTTTATTGTAACTATAACTACAGGAAATATAATGCGTAGAAACCCAAAAGCAGAAGAATTAATGTATAGAACCATTAAAGTTAATTCCACTATTCTTAAATACGAAGTAGGAATTTCCTACAGCGATCCAACTTGGGACCTCAAAAGCGAGTTTGGAGGCTCTTGGACCGAGAAAGAAGCAGAGATATTAGTCGACTACTTCTCGGATAACAACCTTGGAAAATGGGATAGTGGAGAATTTGGCTTCGAGGGATCCGAGGTTTTTGTAACAAACCCTAAAAAAATAAGTAAGTGGATGGACGCTGTTACAAAAGAATCCTTCTACGCAGATTATAATTCAGATTCTTATAAGAGATCCTCTTTGGTAACAGCCAAGGATCTAATGGGTAGAAATGAAGTAGAAGAGGAACTAATATCCAAGTGGTTTGGGGCAGATGATAGAGGTCGTACTTCTAGTCTTGATTTTCAGGAAGAACTAAACGAGGAAGAGAGGTTCCTCGACTTTATTCACGGTTCTTCTTGGAACTTTGAATCTCCTTTCTATAATAAGAAAAATGTAGGCTTCGAGGAAAGTATTGCTTTGGCTGAAAAAGTAATTGTTATTTGGAATCAAATAATCCTTGCTGAAACTCGAGTTGTTAAACTTGACACCGAGTACGACGATGCGGAATATCGTTCCGAAGAATACTTAGAAAAAGGGCAGTATGGTAAGTACAAGGCTGCTCAGAAAAGACTAGATAAATTAAGTGTTGCTTTTGAGAAAGCCGAAGGTAAGCATCTAAAACTTTTAAATAAGTACGGGATTGGTGGAAGTGACGTCCCAGAAACTCTTGAGGACCTTGCCAGCGAAATGTATCTTAGTAGCACCTTTAACTCTAGGATGGTTTTAGACTGGGATGAACATTTAGGTTCTTGGGACCTAGAAGTAGACTTCGATCCGGACCACTAATGAGAAAGCTAACTCCGAAAGAACTTCTTATATCTAGAACACTTCTATTGAGTGTTTTCGGAGCTACAGTGTTTTTCGTTTCCTCCATAGGTATTATGGTGTTGATTTACATTTTAGAATCCGCATGGTTATCTTTATTGGCTGTTTGGGTTTTAATGCTGCCCTTTTCTTTTGGGTTTTGCTATAAGGTTGAGGATTTATAAGAATGAGATTTATAAAGATCTGGTATGTGTACGCCGAACCCAACATTAAAGTGAAAGAAGGTTCATTAGGTTATAACCTCGTATCTAATGCGTACACCGTAGAGAAGCATTTAAAAGTCGATAATGTTATAGTCGTTTATAAGGAAGATTGGGAAGAAGTAGTTCCAGATAATTATGTGATACTTGATACTCGTTTTGGAAACATTGTGACCGAGGATTATCTAGGGGAATGGGATGAGATATTTGAATTATGAGGGAAGCTTTTGTTATATTGATTTAAAGACCTGTGTAGGTAGCTTAGCAGCTCCCACTATTGCTAAGGGGGGATTATATAGTAAATTGCTACGGATAGCCGGAGGAGCTACCAAGCCTCGTTGTAAGGTTCTAGAATGTAAAACCTCTAGTTGGAAAGTTCAATTTGACAACGGCATGGAATGTTCTATTCCAAAAAGCCACTTACTAGAAGTTCCTCCGGGAACTTTTTTTATATAGGAGACACTTATGCGTGTTCTTAAAGAAACTTTATCCCTAGCCGTACAAGGTTTAGGATATATGTCCGTTTTTCTACTTTGGTATCTAATGTTTTACATACTGGGAGATTTAATGGGTTCCCAATTATATGGGACTCTATTCTATATGATTTGCACACTACTTGTAGTTTGTTTCTTGGAAGCAAAGAATAAGATTGACAGGGAAAACAAAATCCCTGAAAAATTAGGAAAAGCCTCTTAACCGAGTATGTATTATAGACTTCCTACCCTTATGTATTTGTAATCGTATATAACGACTGTAGGAGGTCAAAATGGGTGCCAGTTCTTTTCAAATAATGATACATGCAAAAAACAACAAAGAGTTTTCAAAGGCTTTCCATGCTGAGGCAATGGAAGACCGTTATGAATGCGGGAATGATGCGTACAGCGGAACGATTGGGCAGAAGGTCAGTTTTCAAATGCTTTCGAAAACCCCAGTAGATGCTGCTACGCTAAGAGGTTTGCAGGAAAAGCACGAGGGAGATAAATGGGGTGATGCGATGGCTTGCCCTGTTGCAGAAGAAAAGGCTTTTGGAAAGTCTAAGACTAAGACGGTAAAGGTAGAATGTGAGAAGGGGTGGGAGGCTCTTGAAAAGGTGCGAGCCATGTACCCTGAGTACACGGTTATTACCGAAACCAACGCTACGAAAGTACGGGATCCAAAGTGGTCTCTTGAAAAGGTTGTATTCCAAAAAGGTTGGAGAGTTTCTTGGGGTTTTGGTAAAGAAACTTTGTTTGAGAAGAAGGGTGCTGCCGTAAAGGGTTATAAGGAACTACTTTTAAAAGGTGAGAAGGCAACCTTAACGTATCAGGATACGAAGTTTCAAAGAGTTTTGAAACGCCAAGCCCAATGGTCTTTAACTGTGGTATTGCAGAAATACAAGTCTACGGGTAAGGTCTCCCATTATGCTGTATGGGGTTGGGCTGCCGAGTAAGGTTGTCGGGGGTATTTTTCCCCCTTCCAGAACCTAATACAAATTATACGGGAAGGTTTAGAATGAAATTAACACTACCTCAGAAAACAGAAATACTTAGATATACCTTAAAGGGGTTCAAGGACGAGAAGATCCTTTCCGTTATTTCCTTTAAATTAACCCAGTCCTCATTGTCCAACCTAAGAACATACGGAATAATCCCAAAAAGAAAAGCCGTTATGTCCTTTCTAATTAGAAATGCGTTATCTCAAGTTTTATCTATAAAAGAGGAACTAGGAGAAGAGGAAACGAGCCTTAATTTTTTATCTCGGATTTTGAACGGTTGTGGAGTTCTAAGTCCGACATTAGGCTCTTGGACAAATGATCGAATGAAAAGGTTTCTAATTCAAAATGGTATATCGGTTCCGAAGTCTTCGGTTCAAGTGATAGATTTGAGTTTTGAGAGTGCTTCAGATTTAGGTGCTTTCTTCGAATATGACCAAAGTCTTTTTGATGTGGAAGAGGTATTACCTGTAATACGAATTAACGCCCTACCACCTCCACCTTCCTTCAAAGCGAAGGACCTTTTCAAGGAAAAGTTACTAGCTGGTATACACATGGCTCTTAAGGAGGGTCCCAGCACGGTTGCGGAGGTTACGAGCTACTTAAACGCTAACGGGTATAGAAACAAAAGCGGAAAAGTTTTCGGGAGGTGGTCCGTAACTTTGTTTATGCAAGAGTTTGGATTAGAAGTTAAGGAGAAAGTTTCCAGCTTAGATTTAAAGGACCTTATCTTGGATTGGATTAAGACAAGACCTTTATTAGAGAAAATAGATAAGGCAGGAGTATTCAAAAAGTTATTTGAGTATGTAAACGAAGATCAACTTTTAATGTATAAGGAGGAGTTGTACAAAGAAGTGTATGGCTCCGTTACTGTTCATAACCGTAATAGGCTAGACCACCTTTTAGGGGAGGAGTTTCGGGATAAGGTTGAGTTTGCAGTCTACGAGAAATATAAGCATAAACCAATAACTGCTGTGGAAATTGGATTAGAGTTGGGATTGCACCCAGTTCATGGGAATAGGGTTATGCGAAAGTATCTAGGCATAGAACCTTTTGATATATGGTTTGAAAATCTTTACAATTTAGTCTTAGCCTTTATAAAGGCTAACCCGACCTTTAAGATTGAAACCTTGGCAACTTATCTCAGCAGTTCTTATATTAGCACCCAGAGGGGTTGCGTAAAGTGGGATTATGGAAATACCAATTTAACATACAAAAAGCTCCAAGAACGGTATCCCGATTTACCTAATTCCCTAGGAAAAAGGTAAAGCAATTATTGAGGGTATATTTTAACACCACAGATAAGGAAGGAGAAAGTGAAGATGAATAAGAAGAAAACCGAGGAATTGTTCGAGAGATACCCGAAGATTTTTAGGCAAAGAATATTACCGATGTCAGAAACATCAATGTGTTGGGGGTTTTCTTGCGGGGACGGATGGTTTAATATTATCGACTGTTTGTGTTTCACTCTTCAAGCCCACGTAGATCAACTTACTGTGGATTGGGATCTTCATAAGGATAAAGTAGAAAAGCCGAAGTGGCTTTTAGAACCTATTCCTCAAGTGGAGGCTACACAGGTTAAGGAAAAGTTTGGAGGCTTAAAGTTTTATGTGGACAGTTCGGATGATTATATCTTAGGAGCGATAAACTTTGCAGAGGCATTATCCTATAAAACTTGCGAAGACTGTGGTTCAAGGGGAGAAACAAACAAGGTTGGATGGATATCGACCCTTTGTGTGCCTTGTAGGGAAGAACGGGTTGAGGAAAGAAACGGTCTTATACAAGACCGTAAGCAGTTAAAGCTGTTTTAAAAACTCAATAGAAACTTTATACTGGAAACTTTATAAAGGAGTTCTTATGTCGGACCAAGACCTAACCGTAAATACCATCTTTTGGAAGGACGGTTCTCATACCGTTTTACATTTAGATGACCATGATACTGCTATCTTGAATAAAAGTTTCGCTGATCAAGGAATGGTAGAAGCAGGACCTCCTGTTAGAAATGTGTGGGAAAGAGAATGCGACGAACCTTTTTATGTTCATGTCCTTATCTCGCATATCGCTATGTTATGGGAGGGTGCACATCCTGGGATTTTTGATGACTTATGCTAAAAGCGCAAAAGCGAATGTAACTCCGAAAAGGCAAAGGACACAATATTCATGTATGTCTACCTCTATGAGTATGTGTTTACAGGCTCTAGACTACGCACACGCAACCGAAGATGAAGTCAATAAGGTAATGGGCGCACTACCGATGAGAGGAGCTGCATGGGAGCAGGCACTAGCCTGTGCACAACATTATGGTTGTAGGGCAACACTTACAATGCCTTCCACCGTAAAGCAATTAAAAGAGTGGACTGATAAGGGTATTCCGGTCATGATTGCATGGAACCCAGAGGGAAGAGATTGGTCTCATGCTTCTGTAGTTTTTGATGTAGATGAAGACTATAATGTATATGTTGCAGACCCAAACCTTCCGGACCCTGAAGAAACCGTAAGGGTTGTACCAAAAGCAGAGTTTTATTCAAAGTGGTATGAGAAGTGGCCGAACTATTTAGTTCGTCGCCCTGCTTGTGCAATCGAAAGAGAAATAACCCCTGATGGGAAACAAATAATGGCATCATCTAAAAAGGAGAATAAAGTGTCAAAAAGAGAATTAACAGCAAAAGACTTACTTAAAGAAGTAAGAGAAATCAAATCTAATTTGGGTAGGTTGGCAAGTAAAAGGAGAAACGCACCAACTAAGAAACTGACAAGACAAGTTCAGAAAGCAGTCATGGGTCTTGCTGGCAGTTCTATGGCCAAGAACTCAAAACCAGCAGTTTTCTTAGGAAGTGTTTTTGGAGACAAAGGGCGCATATCTATTCGTTATTCTTCAGATTATGGTGTTCCTTCTGAGAAGAACTTGGATACAAACCTTGAGAAAACATTGAACAGGGAATTCCCAGAATATATTTTTGATGTGCAATTGGAGGATTACCGTTACCAGGAGGGAGGTCCAATAACTGGTTGGGACGGTGGACCTGTATATGATGCAGACGGTTTCTATGTCCGTAGACCTTACACCGCAAATGTCGAGTTTAATGTCATTGTAAATTATAGGTAGATCGTGTATAGATACGCTAAAATGAAAACTCGTCCTCCGTTAGGATCTAAAGTGGCCTTATCGGAAACAAATAATGGCATCATCTAAAAAGGAGATTAAAATGTCAAGAGAATTAACAGCAACCGAACTTCTAAAAGAAGTTCGAGAATTAAAAAAACTAGCCTCTAATAAAAAGGTGGCTGGAAACTTTTCAGCAGGAGGAGAGTTGTCGCTTATCCTTTTAGACCTGTTTTGTGACGGGTTTGGTTACAATGGGATTCCTATGAAGAAGTTCATAGCCTTGGCACACAAACAAATTAAAAAGGATATGAAGTCTGCCTCTTTCAAATGGAACTTTGATCATAGTGTTAAAATCCCATTAGGCTCAATGATGCCGAGAAAGGCTGGTATTGAGTTATGCTTGCGGAACATGGACTCTGAGAACTTCGGAATTTTGGTGGGCTTAGATGGCACACTTTCTGGAACTGATTGCTAAAATATATAAGGGCTGTAAATGATAAGGTACGCTAAAATGAAAACTCGTCCTCCGTTAGGGTCCAAAGTGGTTCTAACAGGAGACGAGTCTTTTGTATCTATAGAAATACAAGATCCGGACGGAGTTTTGGCGTTCATAGAAATAGAACCTTCTTGCGCACAAGACGGAGTCCTTTATCAAGTTGTGAGTGTAAAGGCAGCGCAGGGATACGGACCTTTAATGTATTACTATGCTATGGAAATTATATCCGTAATGGGATATCGGGGCTTAACCCCTAGCAGGGAAGCAGTTTCAGTTTCCGCTAAGTTTATTTGGCACAAGTTTTCTTATCCTGGAAAAATGAAAGTACCAAAGGGTATTTTTATAGACCCCTTGGTAAATTGTAGAATGGTAGATTACCCTGACTGGTTAAATGTTATAGCAAGTTCTTCTTCCGATAGATTCCTAAGAAGAGCTAAGAGAATGGGAGTTTTAGACTCCTCGGGTTTAGACCCGAAATACACAAGGTGGGGTTATTGATATGAAAAGAGCATCTTCTTCTAGGGTAGCCAGTAAATACTTATTTTCAAAGTTCATGGGTGACCCTGATCTTTGGAAACTGCGAAGGAAACCAAATAAAGAAGAGGTTTCCAGCATAAAAGATACTTCTTGGCAAGATTGGGAACGGCATCCTTTGCCCGAAGACCTATTCAAGTATTTTAAAAAACACCCTGATGCGGAAGTGGTTCCCTTAGACCTTTTAGAGCCTATAAGAGCGCGACCAAAAGGTATCTCCAATGCCAATAGGTATATGTGGCTTAATTATTGGGGGCACGGTGAGGGAGGTCGTAAGCCTATTAGCTTAACGGACGAAGATCATGACGGAGTTTTTGAGGTTCAAGACGGTAATAGCACCTATGAGAATGCCGTCTATTCTGACTGGGATTCTATATATGGAATTATCGAGGAGGATTAACTTGAAGGGTCTATGTTTTGAGCTAGGCAATAAATAACTTATAGCATATTACTATGAAACGGAGTTATATATGCCCAGAAGAGTTATAGGTGCCCAAAAACCTTTCAAGATGCTAGTTGCAAACCTAAGACAAGGTTCAGATCCTTCCAAAGGAACTTCTGGAAACCCTGTTAAGGTTCGCTCAACTTATGAAACCCAGCTGTTCCCTCAAATAAGTGGTCGGGGTATGGAGCAAGCAACTGTTGGAGGTAAAACTCCAGGCAGGCGAACTATGCAAGGTCGTATGGTGGAAGTGGCTACTGCCCCAACTTTTGCAATTACTGTTGATGCAGCTGTTACAGTGGTAACTTCCGCACAAACAAGGATTGTTATGGGGGATTGGACGGCAGTTCCTGACGTCGACTTTGCAGTTGTAAACGGGGATACTGCTGCAACCTCAATCAACCTAGCAGCTTATATTTCCGCTACAACTGGATGGACTACCCTTGCAAACCTAAGTATTGTTCATGTAACCTTACCTGTAGGTTTGGAGTTTGAGTTTATGCTACTACAAGTTACAGGTCCGGATGCCGGAAACTATACTCTCACACCATCTGACGGGTATCCTAATAAAGCAGTGCGAAGTATAGGTCCCGCAATTATAGGATAGTGATATGCAAACAAGAGAAGAAAGGCAAAAACTACTAGACAACTTATCCGAGGGAGTGCGTAGAGTTTTAACCGTAGGAACCTCTGGAAAGCAAGCCTATAAAAGACCTGATGAAGTCGACTTAGATAACGATGAGGTAGTTCTAAATGGGAGCGGAATCCCTATTGTAATGAAAGGAACTCCAGGAAGGCGAAAGAAAGCAGTCCTATCTCCGATCAGTACCCAAGTAGCAGAAGTGTGTCAGGCAAGGGAAGAGCATGTAGCCTCGGATCCTCTTATCAGTACCGTTCGAATTTCTTCGGAGTCCGATAAAGTTTTAGAAAGCATCTTAACTGCATTGGCCGAGGACGCTGCGGTAATAGATTTTGAAAAAGAAGAAGCCTTTCGAAACGGTGCATCTGCTGCAAACCTCGCCACTAAAAGGGCACGTATACTTAAAGGTATGAGTGATATATGGCTTAGAAAGAAGTCTTTGTCCGAAGGTGGGGTAATAGATTTAGATTCCCCTGTATTTAAGGAAGTATTCTCTTTGTTACTCGAAACCTTTAGAGGGGTATTACTTGAGTCGGGGGTTCCACCTGAGCATGTGGAAACGGTTTTCGCTAAACTTATTTCTTCTTTCGACGATGCCTGGAAAGAAGATGCTCGAAGAAGAATGCGTCAGGCATCTAGATAAGGTTCTAGGCTATGGATTTAAGTTCTATTGTTGCAAATATTGGTCGTGGTGCAGGGGATTCTAGTGCAAAGAAAACTCCTGTAGATGTAATCAATTTTATTCAAGCACCTTGGGGTTTGGGTTTAAAGTTGTTCCCTGTTCAAAGAATAATACTAAAAGCCCATTATGGAATGGCTTTAGATGAGAACCCCTTTGATTTTCCTTTACACGAAGAGGTTCCTACAACTGCTCCTGGATACTCTCCTGATCTTGTAGATAAATACGGCTATTACAAGTACCGAATAGTTGTTACCGATTTCAAACGGGAAGACGTAAAGTATATGTCAGAAGCTGGCTACTTAAAGTTCTTATTCGACGAGGGGCGTTGTAACATAGAAAAGGTTGTTCCAGGAAGTCAAAGGCGAGAAATGGTCCTCAGTGTTGGACGTCGCTCAGGAAAGACGTTAATAACATCCTGTATTGTGGCTTACGAGGCATATAAACTTTTGCTACTTGGGAATCCTCAACAGCATTACGGTTCTTCTCAGTCAAATGTTATACAGCTAATCTCCGTAGCGACGGACCAAGCCCAAGCATCTTTGTTATATCGGGAGGCTTCTGGGCATTTCCAGAAGTGCGATTACTTTAGACCTTATGCAGCAAATGCTACTCAAAGTTATGCTACCTTTCAAACTCCTTATGATATAGACACTTATGGTTCTTATCAGAAAAACCCCAAAGCAAGGTTTTCCATAAATGTTACCTTTAAGTCTTGTGTGGCAAAAGGACTACGTGGGGGGGCAAACTTGATGGTTGCACTCGACGAGGTTGCCCACTTTGGGGAACAAGGTCAAGCATCTGCAGACGAAGTATATCAAGCAGTGGAACCTTCTACTAGAACTTTTTCCCCTAAAGACCCCGAAGATACTACTATTCCGATAGGTGATAACGAAGGTCGTATTGTTATGATCTCATCCCCTCTTGGAAAGCAAGGCTTGTTTTACACTCAATTTGAGTTGGGTTTTGGAAATAATATTGCAGCGGACCAGATGTTATGCATACAGGCTCCTACTTGGGAGGTTAACCCCACAGTTCCTGCAGCTACTTTTGTAGCCTCCTATTTAAAAGACCCGAACGTATTTTACACGGAATTCGGAGCCATCTTTACGGATAGAACGAGGGGTTGGATGCAGAACCCAGACGATCTTCTAAACTGCATTGACGTAAAATTAAAGCCCCGAAATAAAGGAATCTATCGAGTACCATACTTTATGGGAGTGGATATAGCCCTTGTAGGTGACTGGTGCGCTGTTTCAATTGGTCATAATGATTCGGATGGAAAGGTTGTAATCGATCTAATGGCTAGAATAAAAGCTGGAGTACATCCTTTTGAAGAAGAAGAAAGGTTAGACTTTGATGCGGTGGCGGATTGGATTCAATCTTTTGCGGAGAACTTTTATATAGTTGAGGGGATATTTGACCAGTGGGTTGGGATTCCTATGGAACAGGCTTTAAAGAAAAGAGGTCTCGGCCAATTAACTTCTAAGCATCATACAAGACAACTCACTTCTCAAATGTTTCAAAATGTAAAGAACCTTATGTTCGATGATAAACTTCGAATATATAATGATCCGGAAGAGGGGGAAGAGTATTCCCCTTACATCACTGAGCTCTTAGAGTTACAAGCAAATTATGTTTCCAAGTATGTGGTTGAAGTAGAAGCTCCACAAACAAAGGGAAAGCATGATGACTTTGCGGATGCCTTGGCTAGAATGTGCTGGCTTGCATCTTCAAATTCAAATAAAAAAGCAATTATACGGGGTTCTCAAAAAGGGTTTTCCTCTGGCTCTTCTTCTAGTGGTAGGTTCGGTGCTACTTCTAGGAGAGCCAGAAAAGGTTCTCATGAGTCTCGTATGCCAATTGATACCAAAAGGAGGTTTTAATGCCTGATATATTAAACTCGTCTTTAGACGATGCCCTTGACGTGGAACTTATGTTTCCCGGAGATAGATTCCCTGTTACAGTCGGACCACTTTTACGAAGAGCAGGTTGGAGGGGAGGAGTTTTTGTGCAGTATGCAACAGGGACACAAACCTTTACAGTAGAAGTCAGCGATGGAACTAATGTCGCAGGATTTTTATTGTTTCAATCTGAAAACTATACTCCGTTACAACCAGGAGGTCCAGGTGTAGGTTCCCCAGAAAACTTTATCGGAAAACAATTCCGTAGCCCTACAGGTGGGAACAACGTCGCTACTATGGTGAACGGTGGAACGAGGGCATATTTTAGAGCCTTTGAAACTATCGCTTTAACTGGTGGAGGTGTCAGAAATGGTGGGGCGATAACCTATATTTTGAACCAACCTGTGCGAATCTCTGAAAACGGGTTGGCTTGTAATGATTCTGAGGCGAACTTAATAGCAGCTGGGGTTGGAACACCTGTTCAGGTAGGTATAGTGTCTGCGGTTCCTACTATTAAAAATGGAAACCGACTTTGCGTGGATTTAAAGTACTGATGAGAGATTATAACAGAAATAATAGTCATGACCAAGAAGTTCTCAATAAGCATCTGCAAAGAGCCAGCCGAGAACTTCAAATGGTTGTTAAGTTTTTGAATGACTTAGATATATCTAGGGCAGAGAAAAGAAAACTTGAAAGGAAAATTGCCCCTGCTCTTGATCTTGTTTCTAAAATTAAAATTAAAATCCCAGTTAAAGAATTTGAAGAAGTCTCAAAAAAGAAAAAGAAAGAGGTGAAAGGTGAAAAACGAAGAAGGTAAGTCCGTTGCTAAGGTTCCTTCGGGGGATGGCAAGAAATCTGCAAAGACGGGAAAACCTAGAAGGGTTATTACATCTTCTATGAAGTCCCGTGTAGCAAGCCTTGGAGGAGGTCTAGGAGGGGCGAACACCGTTCAGGGTAGCGGTGGTAACTTTTACTCTCCGGAACTGTCTACGGATTTTCTTGAGCTGCCTCAAAGCCTCCATGAGCAGTGGAACTATTATAGATTCTTCTATAAGACCGAACCGTTTGTTGGGCAGGCTATAGACTTGCACACTGAGCTACCTTTATCAAAGATCCGTATTGGCATTCCTCAGGCAAAGAATCAAGAGTTAGCTCGACAATCCACTCGTTTTTGCGAGAAGTGGGCGAAGAAGATAGGATTGCTTCAAAGACTACTGGCTATTGTTCATGACCGAAACTTGATAGGTGAGGTTTTTGTTTGGTGTGAGGATGCAAATCCTGAGATGCCCCCTGAGATAAGAGGGGAGATTTCTAGAACCCTTTTACCAGATGGTACTGCAGAAGAAGTTTATGTGGATAGGTCCGATGCCAATGAAAGAGCGTCGGAATGGCTTAAAAAGAATTATCGAGGTTGGACTTCTATTCGGGTTTTACCTCCTGAGCAGATTTCAATGCAGAGTTTTAACTTCACTGATGAAAGAATAATTGAGTTGATCCCGGATTCTAAAACAAAAAGTGTTCTAGAAAAAGCCCAACAAGGCGACCCTAATGCTATTCGTGTTGTAGAGTCAATGCCTCCGGATGTTATACAGGCAATCTTAGATGAAGGGAATATACCTTTAAACACAGATCCGGATGCGGGTAGTTTTGTTTATTACCTTGCGAACAGAAAGTCCGACTATGAGCCAAGGGGGCATAGTGTGCTTGAAAGGTGTATGAGATCCCTCGTATATAGAGATAAATTACGCCAAGCCCAAACTTCTATTGCTTCCAGACACATGACTCCTATCCGTATCGTGTACGGTGAAGATTTAGATATGGCGGATATAGAGGCATTGAGAGAACAAGTAGATTTAGCCTTGCAAGACCCTGACTATTCTATTATTGCTAACTTCCAAGTTAATTGGGAAGAAATGGGAGCAGACCAAAGACTTCTCGATTTATCCTCAGAATATGACCTTACAGACCGTCAGTTATATGCAGGTTTAGGTGTTACCGAAAGTTTATTGAGTGGGGAAAGTTCTTACTCCGGGGACAGGTTGAACCTAGAGGTTATCAATACAAGATATATGCTATTGAGAGAACAACTTCAAGACTTAGTTGAGGAATACTTTTTTAAACCTATGTGTGCAAGGATGGGGTTTATAGAGGTTGATGAGTTTGGAGATGAGGTAGTCCTAACTCCCACTCTTTCTTTCACAAGGCTTGCTCTTAGGGATAATC